AGACGGGTTGCCCACTCGGCTGAAAGAGCAGGCCGTTCTGCAAGAGCGCTCATTTCTCGATAAGTACGGGGATCAATTAGAGGTGACTAATGTGGACAAAGGCCACCTCTACGAACTAGACCTACCAGACACCACGATAGACAAGATGCTTGATTGGGATAAAGAACTGAAAGACCAGTCTGGCGAGACCCTGGATAAGATCAAGCGGGCCTGGAATCGGGTATACGATGAGCCGTTTAACACTGGCCTATCGGGGGCCGAGTTCTACGATGATCTCGTTGAGGCATCTGGATCGAAAGAGGGCGCATCTGCATTCCTGCGCCGCATGGGTATTCCCGGCATCAAATACCTTGACCAGGGCAGCCGGTCGGTCAAATCAGGGCCAAGGACAAGCAATTACGTGGTGTTCAGTGAGAAGAGCATCAAGCCTTTAACTCGAAATGGTGAGAAGCTATGACCCCAGAACAAATCGTAAAGCGCCAAGAGGCCCTGGATAGCGAGCGTACCAGTTCAGTTGTCCAGCAGTGGGATGATATAGAGCGTTTTGTTGCGCCGTATCGCGGGGACTTCTACTCGAATGAGTCCAGCGAGGATGAAGTAGACTGGCGAATCCGCAGCATTTATGACAGCACCGCGGTAATTGCAGCGCAGAACCTTGCAGCTGCCATCCATAGCAACCTGACATCTCCCTCGATCATGTGGTTTGATCTGCGATTCAAGTTAGATGGCTTGAATGAAGACAAGATTGCCACTGAGTGGCTGGAAGAGTGCGGCAAATCCGTATGGCAGGCGTTGCAGGAGAGCAACTTCTCGCTGGAGATCGCAGAGCATTACACCGATTTGACCACTATGGGAACGGCGGCGCTCGTTGAAGAAATGGACGATGACGAGAAGAAGCTGATCTTTCAGTCAGTGCCGATCAAAGAGCTATTCTTTGAAGAGGACTCAGTCGGCGGGATCTACCGGATTTACCGCAAGCTGCTGTGGACTGCGGTGCAGATCGTTGACAAGTTCGGGGAAGAAGACTTGCCGCAGCAGATCACTGATGACCTGGATAAGCCGGAGTCAGCTACCAACAGGCATGCGGTTATTTTCTGCATCTATCCCAGGAAAGAGCGCAAAGACGCGGACACCAGTAAGCAGTTGGCACCCTCTGCCAGGCCTTTTGGGTTTAAGTATATCCTGGCATCGGCCAAGGAGATGCTTGGAGAGGAGGGCGGATATTACGAGATGCCGGCCTACATCACCCGCTTCAGGAAGACCAGCGGGTCGAAGTGGGGTCATGCACCTGGCACTGATTGCATGAGCATGATCATGACGGCCAACGAGATTCGTGAGTCCAGCCTTGAGGCTCTAGCCAAGATGGTAGACCCGCCGCTGGAGGCGGCAGAGGCCGGCCTATTCACCGACCTGGACCGCAGCCGTGGTGGCGTGACAATGGTCCGGGAGACCGGGCAGATCAAACCTATCCATGACGTCCCACGTCTGGACTGGGCAGAGAACACCATTGCCGCACTGCAGAAGTTTATTCGGGAGTCGTTTTTTCAGGATCAGCTTGATTTGAAAGAATCGCCGCAGATGACGGCGACCGAGGTCAACGCCAGGCGCCAGCTTATGCAGCGGCTTCTTGGTCCTACCCTGGGACGCATTCAATCCGATCTGCTAGACCCAGTGATCAGCCGGACATTCAATATCCTGTATCGAGAAGGCCTACTGCCTGAGATCCCGCCGGTGGTATCCGAAGCCGGTGCCCAGCTGGACATTGAGTACACCGGACCCATGCCGATGGCGCAGAAAGACAGCGATGCGATGGCTATTCTGGACTTCATGAATGTGACAGCGCAGATGGCCGAGATATTCCCTGACGTTAGGCACTTGCCTGACCCAGTTGCTGCGATGCGCGAGTATGCTGGTGTCCGTGGTGTCCCAGCTAAAGCACTGAATGGTAAGGAAGATGTTGATAAAGCGATCGAGGCGGACAAGCAGGCGGCAGAGCAGGCCCAGCAGCAAGCCACTATGGCGCAGGGCGCCGCGACACTCAAGGATGCCGGGAGTGGCATAGCGTCTATCGGTGGAGTTGCACAAGGCGGGCAGCAGTGAGTACCGTCAAAGAACGCCGTAGAGATCAGCGGGGCCGCATGAGCCGGGCCCGCATCGCGCTTCGATCCGATGGCGGGCAGGATCTGCTGCATATCCTTGCTGAACGATTTGATCACCGGGTAGCGCACATGCCGGGTGATCCCTTCAGCACCGCATTCAGGGACGGTCAGCGATCAGTGATGCTGGAGATAAAGAGGTTGTGCGATACAGAGGAGTCATTTGACGATGAAATTGAGCTACAGGTATGAAGATGAAAACCCTGGCGATGGGGCTGGCAGCGGTGCCGGCGGTGATCCTGGCGGCACTGGCGACATTGATAACGGCGGCGGTGGTAATACTGATTCTGGTGCCGGCGGCGACACTGGGGGAGATTGGCGAGCGAGTTTACCTGAAGATATCCGGGAAGCCACCTCGCTGAAAGATGTCAGCGATGTCAGCAGCCTAGCCAAGCAGTTTGTCGATCAGCAGCAGTTCCTGGGCAATAGCATCCGGGTGCCCAGCGAGGAGGCAGGGCAGAAGGATTGGGACGCATTTTACGAAAAAGTGGAGCGTAGGGCCCCCGAGCTGATGCGTAAGTCGGACCTTGATACGCCAGAGGCGCGGTCAAAGATGTTCAGCACCCTGGGCAAGCCGAAGGAGGCGACTGACTACCAGGCCCCGGAGGGAGTGCCAGAAGGGATGCTCACCGATGAGTTGTTGGGTGAGTACCGGGCAGCAGCTTTCAAGAACAACATGACCAAGGAACAGTTCTCGGGATTCCTGCAGGACGTGATAGCCCCGGGCCACCAGCGGGCCGTGGAGGCTAATAACGAACGAGTGGATGGCATCAAGCAGCTGCAGGTTGAAATGGGCGTAGCCTGGGGGCCACGGTCCAGCCGGATCCTGCGAGTGATGGAGGAGAATGGGTTTAGCCCTGGCCTGCAGGATGCGGTGAAGAACGGCAATCTATCCGCTGAAGACTGGCGAGCGTTCGACAAGATGGGTGAGGCCCTCGGGCATGAAGGCAGTCAGATCGTCAATCAGCAGGGTAGTAATGAAGCACTGACCCCGGCGGAGGCCCGAGAACGTGCGGATGAAATCCTGAATCGCCTGGACGATATGGAACAGGGTTCGCCCGCCTATACTCGCCTGCTGGAGAAGCGGGTCAAATACATTGAAATGGCGCAAGGGCCGAAAACGCGCTAAGCTATTGAAAATGGGTGCGGTCCTTCGGGTCAGCCGCCTCCCCGCCAAGATGAGCGGATCATCAGCCAAGTAGGTCCGGGTTCCGGGTAGCTGAAAGACGACTAGACAATCGTTTTTAACTACCCGGAGGCCACCATGGCTATCTCAGTATCCAATGCTTATGTCGAGACATTCGAGAGCAATGTCCGCCACCTCGCCCAGCAGCGCAACACCCGCCTGCGTCAGTTCGTAACCACCGTCAACAAACAGTCCGAAGCCCACAACTGGGATCGCTTGGCTGCGTCTGACTATCGCGTCAAGTCCAGCCCCCGCATGGTATCGCCTGCTGGCGGCAATGGTTCTGGCGCCGTTGATTCCACCGATGGCCTGGATTGGACCCGTCGTAAGACCCTGATCGGCACGTATGACACCGGCGAGGTTGTCGAGCAAGAAGATATCGTTCAGATGCTCATCGATCCGAAGTCCAGTTCTGTGACCAACCTGGGCATGAACATGTCCCGCGCTGTGGATGACGTGATTATCACTGCGGCCACCGGCAATGCGCTGGACGGCGATGGTGGCAATGTGGGATTCCCTGCTGGCCAGGTTATTGGTTCCGCCTCTACCGTCATGTCCTTGGACGTGGTGCTGCAGGTAGACGAGCTGTTCGGCCAGAACGACGTTGATCCCGACGAAGCTAAGGTGATGGTTATCAACCCCACCATTAAGCGCAAGCTCATGCAGCTGCTTGAGGTGACGAGTTCCGACTTCCAGGCACAGAAAGCCCTGGCAACAGGTGTCCTGCCTAACTGGATGGGTTACACCTGGATCGTATCCAACCGTCTGCTCAACCCTGATGCCGCCGATGGTGACGTGTCCTGCCTGGCCTTCACGAAGAAGGCTCTCGGCCTGCATGTCGCCCGCGATATCACAGCCAAGGTTGGTGAGCGTACCGATATGTCGTTCGCATGGCAGCTCTACTGCATGATGAGCATGGCCGCTGTTCGCGTCGAAGACGAACATATTGTTCATGTGCATTTAAAAAATAGCATATCATGATGTGCTTCGTGGGCTACCTGGAAGCACGTTAAATGAGCATCGTCCCGGGCCAGGGAAGGCCCACCTTGAGGATTGAACTATGACTACCGGACTGATTACCGGCGTGACTTCCTTCAC